ACTTGATGAAAGAGATGAACTTTACAAAAATAGAATCAATCCAATTGCTACTTTCTCTGATACAGGTACAATTATTTGGGGTAATAAAACTCTACAAGTAAGAGAATCAGCACTTGATAGAATCAATGTAAGAAGATTATTATTAAGAGCAAGAAAATTAATTTCAGCGGTAGCGGTTAGATTAATATTTGAACAAAATGACGAACAGGTTCGTAACGAGTTCTTGAGGTTAGTAAATCCGATATTGGATGCGATTAAGAGAGAAAGAGGTCTTTATGATTTCCGTGTAACGGTTTCAAGTGACCCAGCTGATATAGATGCAAATACAATGAGAGGTAAAATATTTATTAAACCTACTCGTTCACTTGAATTTATTGATGTTGAGTTCGTAATAACACCAACAGGAGCTTCATTTGATAATATTTAATAAAATAAAAAGGGAAGGTGTAAAATCCTTCCCAACTTATATGTTTCACGAGAAACAAAAAAAGTATAAAAAATATAAAATTATAATACCCAGTATATATGCTCCAGTATTCTAGAACTAGTATTTTATTATCTAGTATTTTAATATCTAGTTTTATTAAACTAGTTAAAGAATTTCTAGTACTAGATACTAGTATAGTGAAAAAATACGAAAAATATTTGACATTATCAAGTATTTCGTAAAAATAAATTATTTTTCAATAAGAGTATATTTATAGGTAAGGTAAATAAAAAAAAATTAAAAACAAAAAATAGACATGGCAGATTTATTAATGAAAATGCCGGTTCCATACGAACCGAAAAGAGTTAACCGTTTCATACTAAGATTTCCCTCTTCATTGGGTATCAACGAATGGTATGTAGCATCAACGGCAAGACCAAGCGCAAAAATCAATTCAGTAGCAATACCGTTCATTAACACATCAACTTATGTTGCTGGTAGATTCGAATGGAATGAACTAAGAGTAACATTTAAAGACCCAATTGGACCTTCAGCGTCACAAGCGTTGATGGAATGGTTCCGTTTACATGCGGAGTCAGTAACGGGTCGTATGGGTTACGCAGCAGGTTATAAGAAAGACATTGAATTAGAAATGTTAGACCCAACGGGAGTTGTGGTTGAAAAGTGGATTCTTCAAGGTACATTCTTAACTGATTTGAACTTCAACGAACTTGATTATTCGAGAGATGACATTGCAACTATCACAGCGTCTTTACGTATGGATAGATGTATTCAAGTTTACTAATTTTATTATCAGTATTTTACGTATTTTAATAAAATAAAATTGTCTATTTACAATATTAAGGGTCTTCTGTTGGGAGACCTTTACTTTTTTATAAAAGTTTCGTAATTTTATATAGTTATTAATAAAACAAATTTATGGAAGAATTTAGAATTGACCCCACGATTGCGTATGATGTCGTGGAACTACCTTCAAGGGGTATTTTTTACCCAAATAATAAAAAATCATTAAAGGTTTCTTATTTAACTGCCGCTGATGAAAATATTTTAGCGGCACCAAATTTAATTCAAACAAATTCAATTGTTACTGAACTATTAAAAAGAAAAATTTTAGACAGAGATTTCCCAATTGAAGATATGGTTGAGGAAGATAAACAAACTGTTTTAATTTTTCTTAGAAATACCGCATTTGGTTCAGAATATAGTGTTACCTTAACGGACCCAAAAACTGAAATTGATTTTAAGGCTACAGTTGATTTAAGTAGTTTAACATTTAAATCATTTGATTTAGTTCCTGATAGTAACGGTGAATATCCATATTTTATGGAAAAATCTAAAATTGGTATAACTTTTAAATTTTTAACTCAAAAACAAGAAAATGAAATATCTGAAATTCAAAAAAGTTGGAATGGTGCTGGATACGCACCTATTATTACAAAACAATTAGAAATGATGATTAAATCTGTTGAGGGTAATAAAGACCAAATGAATATTAGAAACTTCATTGAAAAATTACCAATTAAAGACGGACAAGACTTTAGAAAATATGTTTCAGAACAAAGACCAGGCGTAGACCTTAAACAAACAACAAAAACCCCATCAGGAGAAGATATCCAATTTTATATTGGGTTTGGGGTTGAGTTTTTTCGCCCTTTCTACGGACTATAAGAAAAACCAACTTTCGGAAATTTTATTCCTTGTTAAACGAGGATTCTCTTATGGGGACATAAATTCTATGCCAATTTATATAAGAAGATATTATATTGATTATATAATAGAATTGGAAAACCAACAGTAATCTATTTATATGTATGGCTAAATTAAGTACAACACCCAGTCAACAGTTAAGTAGTACACCACTTATGACTTTACAAACATTTTTAAGTCAGTTTGAAAATGAAACCGATTCAAATGGTAGAACATGGAATAGGCAATCATTAACAGACTTACATAGAAATTATAATGGCGGTAGAACCTCAAATACAACTAACCCTAGAGGTGATGATGGAAATAAAGGGAGTAGTTTTATGGGTAAACTGGTCGGTGTTGCTGCGGATATTGCAAAAACTCAAGAAATAAGTGACCCATATTCGGGTATTAAAGATTCATATATTGAAGCTAATGCAGCTCTTACTTCTTTAATAAATTCAGAAGGTAAACTTAATGATGTAAAAGAAATTGGAAAAAATCTAATGGAAGGTACATATCAAAGATTTTTAGATTATTTAACTGAACAAACAAATTTATTACATCAAGTCAATGAAGGAACTAGTTTAACAGGAAAACTATCCGAGGGTGTTAGAGAAGAATTAACCAATAGTAGCGTTCCTCTAATGAAATATAAGATAGGATTTCAAGAAATTGTTACAGCATCTTTAAAATTAACAGCAACAACCAGTAAATTTAATCTTATTAATGCTGAAACATGGGATAAAGTTGGTCAATCAGCTAAAGCATATGTTGGGACATTATCCGATTTAACAGATATGTTACCTGCTTTTGAAAATATTGGTTATGGTGCAAGTGACACCGCAAAACAAATTCAAATTTCAGGTCAAAGAATGATGAAACTTGGATTAGATTCTAAATCAATGTTAAAAGATATGCAAAAAGACATTGGTAAATTAAATGAATATGGTTTTAAGGATGGAATACAAGGGTTAGCTAATATGGTAACCAAAGCAAAAGAATTTAGGATGTCAATGGAAGAGACATTTAAAATTGCAGACAAGGTTATGGACCCTGAAGGGGCAATTGATATGGCAGCAAATTTACAGGCGATAGGTGGTGCAATTGGTGATTTAGGTGACCCATTGAAAATGATGTATATGGCAACAAATAATGTTGAGGGAATACAGGATGCATTAATTGGTGCTTCACAATCCCTTGCAACATTTAACAAAGAAGGTGGTCGATTTGAAGTTACAGGAATTAACATAAGAAAAGCCAATGCAATGGCTAAAGAAATGGGAATTTCGATGAGTGAACTAACCAAAGGAGCAGTAGCGGCAGCAGAAAGAACATCAGCGGCAACCGCGATGTTATCAAACGGATTAAAATTAGATAAAGACCAAACTGCACTAATTAGTAACCTTTCCCATATGAAAGATGGTAAAATGACTATGGAAGTTCAAGGAGACGAAATGAGAAAAATTCTTGGAGTTAATAAAGATGTTAAAGAGGTTGCATTGGAAAGCCTAACACAATCACAAGCTGAATCATTAGCTGAATATCAAAAAAGAGAATCGGAAAAAACACCTGAAGATATTATTAGGGGTCAAGCAACAAATATTGAATTAGTAACAAGGGATGTAAATTATATTTTAAGATTATTAACAGTCGAATCGGGGAAAGCAGGTAAAAGTGTTATGAAATCATTGGATATTGATTTTGATGTTATTTCAGGTGAATCAAAAAAAATGAGAGAAAAGGGAGGTGACTATATTAAAGGAGCGTCTGATGAAATAACATCAAAATTAAAAAACGATAAAGAAATTAAAAAAACGGCTAAAATGAATAGTGTGGAGTCAAAGACTGTAGATAATTCATCATCAAATGCAAATAATCAAAATAGTAATGCGTCAACTGGAGCCCTCGCATCTAATAATGTAATGACCATTAAGCATCAATTTAGTGATAGTACTGTGATTTTTGATAACACCAAAAAATTGATTGATGAGTCGGTAACAAGAAATCCAAAAGAATATACTATAATACCATTTAATTACGCTTAATAACCGTAATAAATAAAATTAAAAAACATCTATTTATAAAGTAAAACATAAATGCCAACTTATTTAGATTTTGATACCAGTAGGAATAAATCAGGAATACCTGACTCCAAGGACGGTTTTAGAGATTACTTAATCGCTAGAACTCTTAATGTACCTAATGGTCCTCAGACTTTTACTAATGCAAATTACGCAGTACAAACACTAAGGGATATGCCAAACATAGACCCTGGCAATGTATTATCATTAAATGCACTTGGTCAAACAAATGTTACCGCAACTACTTTTACCAATATTTATGTTCCTCCT